AGAAGATGTAGATTTATTGAAGAGACAGCAACGTAAAGAAGATGTTTACTTTAATACATGGCTTGATCAATATAACAATAAAGGTGAAACATTCTATGCAACTATGTATCCAGACGTAACAACAAAGTCATTTGATTGGAATGAAGTACCACCAACAATTCCTACACAGGCATGTTCAAATGAAGATATTGAACGAGCAAATAAGAAATGGTCAGAATTTATTTCAAAGCATCCTGAATATAAGTAAATTTACTATATTTATTAATGTTGAATAACAATCAAACGCTCAGTTATTCAATACATTCACTTTCACTATTTACTTGCAATATATTATAATAATCCCGGTGTATTGAACAAATGATTTACACTGGGATTTCTTTATATTATCATGAAACATTATAAACATTATATTAAATATTGTACTAATTACGAACAAATAGAGAATTACGAACTTGCTAAAGCTGATAATTTCAAAGGTTGGGAGTGTCATCATAAATTAGAAATACATGATGATTATACAAATACTGTCAATGATTTGAAATTAATGAACTTATATTATAATAGACCACCTGAAGAATTAATATTCTTAACCACAGAAGAACATCATAGATTGCATGATAACTATCCACCATCATGGCTAGGACGTAAACATACTGAAGAAACAAAGATTAAGATGTTAGGTAACAAGAATGCTAAAGGACATAAACGAACTGAAGCTATGATTAAGAAATATTCGGAAGTTAATAAAGGTTTGCATAAAGGACAAACATGGAAGCTTATAAATGGTAAGCGAGTATGGCTAGATAAATAAATTACAATTTACTGTAGTAGGAATTTCTAATTATATTGCGTATGAATAATAGAATAATTTGCTCAATGACAACATGGTCTAAGAGAATTAACAGTTGCAAACCAACGTTAGATTCAATTCTTAATCAGACAGTGAAACCAGATGAAATCGAAATTAACCTTAGCTATGAGCAGTTCCCTCACGGTATGGCAGACATGCCGGAGTTTCTTAAGTCAATGTCTAAGGAAGGTCTTGTAACTCTTTATTTCAAGGATAAAGACCAGAAAGTATATGACAAGTTCTTACCTACTTGGAAACGTCATAAAGGTGAAGATTTCATTAACTTGACTATAGACGATGACTGCATTTATGAGCCAGAATATATCGAACAGGTAGCAAAGAATATGGAAGGATATGATTTCTTAGCATCACAGGACGATGTTGCAACTGCAGGTGAATGGATGTGTTACCGTTCAACTGTAACAGACAAGATGATTCCGTTCTTGACTGATCAGCTAATTGAAGATACACCGCTCGATGACCATACAATTCTATATTTATTACATAAAGTAAATGCAAAGAGAGGCAAGAAGATAGAAGCTAAAGTAATTGACCAGAACCTGGGTTATGGATTCAGAAGATATTGGAATCCTGAAATACCAGAAGAAGAATGTACCAAGACTGCATGCGGATATCCACAAAGAGAATTCGTTAAAGAACGTAATATTCTTCATAGGTATGGAATAGTATGAGACGTAAGACAATTAAGAAGAAATCGACTAAACAAGACCCAAAGGTTGTCTTTAGACGTTCTAAAGCTTGGAAGACATTTAGAGATAGAATAAAGAAGATGCAGACTTATGACCCAGTTACTGGTTCAAGACTGACCAAGAACTGCAACTGCCATCACTTGAACGAAGACCCTTCTAAATATGACGATATTTCTGACGAATCTAAGTTTATCTGTTTAAATGCGATGACACATACAGTTGTACATTACCTTTGGGGTGACGCTCAGAAGAGAAATGATTGGAAGACAAGAATAGAACGGTTAACTGAGATATGCGAATTGATGGATGAAATTAACGGAAGTTAATACTAATTATTTAAACGGGAGTGCATGGATTGGTTCTATTAACCGCTCTTAAGCACAGTTGATTCCTATTTACGTATTACGTAATGTGGGTTCGAATCCCACCGCTCCCATTATACGGGACCACATGTTCCAAGGCTGGCGACTGACCTTTGCAAGGTTGGTGGAAGGGTTCGATTCCCTTTGGCTCCACTATATGAAACAAGATACTAAACAAACAAAGAAACCAAGAGATGACAGTAAAGATACAAACGTTATCTTGGCGTGTATACTCAAGGAAATGGAAGACTTCAATAAATATTTGAAGTTCATGGCTAAGCTTGATGCTGCTGATCATGGTATAGAATTGGATAAATAAATGAAACTATCTGAATGGTGCTCACAGAACTTTACACATGTAACGTTCGATGAATATATCGGTAACTTGAAAGTGCCAAAGGTCAATATAGACTTGACCTATGGTTTACTGTCTACTGAAGACAAAGAAGAATTTACTAAACTGGTATTTCATTTAGCACCAGCAGGAATTATAGTTGACACAATATCCGATGATTTCTATGAAGGAAAGATTCTTCTATTGAGAAATAAGTTAACACGTATGTTAATGGAAGAACCAAACCATAAGTTGGCTGACAGGTTCCTTAATATACTTGAGAGACGTGACAAATCGCATTGGTCGAAGGATAAGAAGGTAACTGAAGTAAAGGCCGAATCACAAGGCATCAATCTTGAATTTCAGATTAGGGAATAATGAATACAAGCGAATGGGAAGACGGTAAACCTGAATTATCGCCATGGCAGGGTGAATATATATTCAAACGTTTCGATGACGATTTAGCTATTGCATGTTGCGGAGTAGGTAGTGGTAAGTCTGCTGGACTTGCTATATGGCTTGTAATGCAATGTTGTAAGAAACCTGGTATTCGTGGTATCATGGTAGCACAGACGCATGATGCATTACAGAAAGCATTGCTAAGAGAAATACGTGCATTCTGTGAATGGGCACATATAGATTACATGATTCAGAACAGAAAGGAAATTCATTTCTCTAACGGTTCTCATTTATTTGGTTATTCCGCAGAGAATCCTACTGCTGTGTTAGGTTTGTCAGAAATTGCATTATTGGCTATAGATGAAGCTGCATATATACCTGAAGAAATGTATAACTATTGCCGTGACCGTATGAGAGGTTCTAAATATAAGTCAATGACTAGGCTTATATCTTCACCAAACTCGTTAGCTAAGGTTAATAATTGGTTTGGTAATCTTGTAAAGAAATATCCTTCAAAGGTAATATATGCTTCTTCTTTGGATAATAGATTCTCTTCAGATGAATATAAGAATGAACTGAAGGAAAGATATCAAGAAGGCACTAATTTATATCGTCAGCAGGTTCTTGGAGAAATCGTAGATAGCGATGTAGCTTCTCAGATTATATTCAGACATGAATTTCCTGCAGAGAAGAGAGACAACGGTAAAGAACATTGGTTCGGTATGGATGCAAGCGGCGTTGGAGCTGACTCTGATATGTATGCTGTTATCGATAAGTTCGGAATGGTAGACTATATAGAGAAAGTTGAAGCAAGTACGCAGCAGAAAGCCGGTATCGTATCGATGCTATATGACAAATATAAGGTTAAATACGGAAATATAGATATGACTGGTGGCTATGGACAAGGAGTATATGACCTGTCCAAAGATAAGAATCTGGCTATTTCAGGTATCAATTTCGCACAGAAGGCTATAGATTTCGAGAAATATCCTAATGCCAGAACTGAGATATATCTGGAACTGGCTAAGGCCATAAAGGAAGGCTTCTGGGTTAACGATATAGTTAAAGAAGAAATGTTGGCACAGGCTTTATTTATTAACAATAGAGGACAAGGCCAACTTGTACCCAAGGATGACGTCAAGAAGTTATTAGGCCATTCGCCGGACTTATGTGACGCTGTTGCACTGGCAGTATATGCCATGAATCATGGCGAACAGATGCCAGAATATTCAGCTAAGAAAGCATCAGATATTGCAAATAAATATTTAGCATATTTCAGTAGGTATAACTAAATGATTGATTGTTCTAAATGCATGCACCATAATTGCTGCAGACATGTAATTCCAGAATTAGCCATTCCAGGCACGACTATATGCCGGTTCTTCGACGAGGAGACCGGCCTTTGTTCTATATATGAACATAGACCTCCAATTTGTAATACTGATACCATGTTTGAACATTATTTCAGCAAATTCATGACCAGAGAAGAATATGATAAGAAGAATGAGGAAGCCTGTAAACAACTTGGACTCTAATTATTAGTTATCAAATTTAATAATAAGGAGTATTTATGGCTTCTATCAGAGAAATTATCAAAGAGGCTACAACTAGAATCAACCTCGTGCCACGTAAGCAAGCAGTACCTGGTGACATTCTTGAAAGTGCCTATAAATTGCTAAAGGGCATAGTAAATAAGTATAATTATGACAATTTACTGGTATGGACACAGAATTCCATTCTCGTCAGGAACGTAGAATATACGCATATATATGACGAAACTGATACCGTAAAGGGAAGAAACAACCTTTATTTCCCGTCTGTAGAGGCGCTCGAAGCATATACGCCTTCGGCTGAAGAATACGAGAAAGGAACATGGGCCATGGTAGAAGGCGTTGAAGATACGGTTTATATCGTTTATAGCCCAGCTTTGGATGTATATGACTGGAGAGCACAGACTATCCATGACTACCTTAATCCGAGAATCCAGGAAATGCAGAAGTATATGGCGATGAACCATATCTGTATAAGGGATGTTGCAAAGATTAATTCCGTATATGTAGTAACGGACGTCGGACAGCCGTATAAGCTCTATTTCGAACTTAAATTCATCCCGGCAAACGAATTCGACAATTATACAAATGACGCGAATGTCTTTACGGTAACAGAGAAATCCGAAGGCGAATGGGTCATGAGAG